AAGTGGCCACCAGCCGCGCCGTGCTGTACGTTAAGCGCGCCATCCTGATTATCAGGCGGTACGAAACTGACGGTATTGGATGTGGGTTCATTACCGACCGCAGCAGGCGCCGACGACCGCCTATTGAAATCGAACTCAAATCCAAATAAGCGGGGCAATTATACATCCTCGGAATGGAAGGTGAATGACATAGAACAAGCTCACTTTCTGGAGGGCCCGTTAAGGCACCCCCTTCGAAACATTGACACAAAAGGTTCTCGCGGAGTCTGAAACGGCGCCTTGAACTATCCTTCAGTCACCTGTTCGAAAAACTCGCTGCTGCCGTCGGGCGGTACGAACGAGGATGTCCAGTATTGATACTGGAATTCTACCGTATAGTCCTCTATCGCATCCTGCGACGACCAATCCAACGCAATCGAACCCAGTGACGTTGGGAATGAACTGGCGAAGTTGTACCGCGCCGACCTGGCCCCACCACGCGTCAGTTGAGACAGTTCCAAGTTGGTCTGATAGAATTCAAGTGATTCCGCGCCGTATGCAGTATCATGACTCGCGATGAGATTCATCCATTGTTCGAATTTTGAACGAATCGCATACGCCTCATCATTGATAATAGTACACGACAGTGTTGCAAAGGTTCGGTCCCCCGCAATCTTGAGTTGCCGTCCAAAGTAGGGCACCGTAATCACACCAACAGTCGACCCCGGAATTTCAGAGACTTTGGTTAGAAAACGCGCTGTCTCGGAGGCGCGTCCGCCGCGGAGCCCGGCCGGAAAGCTAATTGCCATCTCAAAGAGTGATGGTCGGGCACCACCACCTTGCAACCTAGAACGAAACTGATCGAGATCGAAAGCCATGTCTGTAACTCCTTTTAACTACTACGCTATGCGTAACGCGTTAGATTGTGCCGACTACCCGTTCGTGCCGACTAGCTCTTGGAATGACACGCCGCTACGCACGGCCGTGAAGTTTAACTGAATGTAGTTAATTGAACGGCTCGGCTTCACATAGATGCTACCGACAAACTCATTCCGGTCAACGACATCCGCTGTGTTGTTACTGCCGTCACAGACAACCAGGAAGTCTGTGATGCCGCGACGTGATTTGACAGTTCGCAGAAACGGTTCGACCACATTATTGAATGACGACCGAGTGAATTCATCATTGAACTCAAACAGATTATCTTTCGCATACCGCGAAATCGTCTTCTCCAGCACGATGAACAAACGACGCACATTGATGCGGTCAAACGCACTTGGACGATTTAGCAGCGTCTTGTCACCATACAACAAGATACCCTGACCGGGGAAGCTCACGACTGAGTTGACACCAATCTTATAGAGGTCATCACGGTCGCCCTGCTTCGGTGTCCATGCGAGTTTCACCACGTTCTTGATATTACCTCGCGTAGTGCCTGCAGGCGAGAACCACGGGTCGTCCGTCTGATCGGTCCTCGCTGCCAAGCCCGCAATATCCCCGTTGAGTGGCACCCAACGATATACATCGTTGTACTTGTCGTATGTGTATTTCCAGCCGCTATCCATAACGGCATAGCTGCTCGATGGGAGGTTGTTTCTGTCGGTCGTGACCGACGCGACTTCGCTTCCGAGATTGTTCACAACACTGGCTTTCAGTGGCGACAGGAATGCGACGGCATCCTTGCGAACGGCGGCGATGTTATCCACGATATAGGTGCCCAGCGTTGCCGGTGTCGCAGGACCGCTGACCAACAGTGAAACATCTGTCGAGTCCGTATCCACGAAGAGGTCCCATCCCGTTTCAATCTCTCCAACGGAGATGTTCTCGTTGTCATCGTTGCCACCTTGCAGCGATTTCGTATACGGCAGCGACTTACTACCAAAGGTCAGGCCCAGCGCCTTCGAACCCCAATTTGTCGTAGTGCCGACATGTGCCAACCACCACACATACTGAGACTGTCGGTTGAGAACATTCTTATAATAGTTGTTGTCGCCGTTCGGAGACCTACCATCAGAGGCTTTCGAGACGTAGGCATACCGTTCAATCGGATTGTCAACTATGCCATCAAACTTCCCGTCTTCGTCTGTGACCACCACATGCATTTCGTCGGTGGTAGCTCCGTGGTCAGTTCCGTATGCGCTCGTTCCTGGCGCGCTGTCGAATTTATCCCAGTATTCCCACTGACGCTGCCAGTTGGTGGTTGTCCACGTATTCGCAACAACCACAGATGTCGATACAGTCATCGACGTGTTGGATGCCACCGCACTCACCTGATGCCGTTCGGTGGCGGAGCCCGCACCGATGGTGACGTAGTCACCAACAATCAGTTCAGTCTCGAAGAGTGTTCCGGTGCCGGTGACCGTCGCGCTACCTGCGGTTGTGACAAGACTACCGGTCGCGTTCGCTTGGAAAGCCGCGGCGGATGGGCAGATACTAATCTTAGCCGAATTCCCCAGATCACCTGGCCACTTAGCCGCAACGGCTCCGTGTCCGCTCGCACCAGAATCGAAGCTCGATTCCTGGTGGGTATCGTTCTTGATAAGCACACCAAATGAGGTGTAGGTATTCGCACCAGAAACGGCACCAGACAACGCAGAGGAAACGGTAAGGTGCGTGTTGTCGGTAATCGTGGCGACGGTCGCGGATTCGCCTGTTGCAAGATTAATCGTTTGACCGACAACCAACTCAGTTTGGAACAACGTGCCGGTTCCCGTAATGGCTGTCGTCGAGGTATTCGCCATCCCCGAGCCGGTGGTCGACTTGCCCTCACCCGTCGCATTCAGCGCATCGTCGCTAATAGCACGCACAACTTTGAATGTATTGGAATACGCTAGGAAGTCTCTGGCAGCGAACCAATATTGGAAGTTGTTGTCGTCCGGTTCGCCGAACTGATCCACCAAGTCAACCTCATTGCTGACGTTCTGCACTTGCAGACACGGACCCCATACAAAGGGTCCAACGAATCCACCGGACGACAGGGAGACGTTCACAACGCCGGCTGTCTTGTCCACTTCAGAAACATTGATGCCGGGCGAAACTTGAAATGCCATAACCCTATATCTCCTTCGTAACGGGATTCGGTGAAAAAAAGAATACCGCGAAAAACTGTGCCGTCAATGTGTGTGACAGCGGATACTTGTATTTAGACTTCCGTGGCGTTCGTCATCCCCAGAAGTCTTTTGCGATATCTTCATCCGAGAGCGTCCAGCGATCTCCATCCTCGGTCCACGAGACCGTGGGTTCATCGCTAAGATATCCCACAAACGGTTCATCAAGTGTGACGGGTTCGTATTGATTGATGAGCAACTTCCTCATGGACAAGCCCACATAGTTCTCAAATCCCCTTTGCGCAGTCAACCACCCCAACAACACCAGCGTCATTACACAATCGTCATGTGCGCCCTGTTCTGCTCTATAGTTAGCTCCGTGCGCAACGAATGTTGTTAGCTCACGTAACGTATCGTAATCATAAATGAGAAGTTGGTCCTTCTCAACCATCGCCCGTAGCGCAGCACAGCCAATACGCTTTGTGGCTTGTGTCGTGCGCAGTCCCATTCTCGACTTCACATGAAACCCACCAGCCAACATTTGGCCGCGCTTGGGATGCATGCGCACGAAGAGAATATGTTCGTACTCTAGTTCCGCGTGTAACGTATCAGCAACAAGAATGCCAACGTCGTTGATTTCAATTAGTGTATATGCGTTACAATAATACGCGGCGATATCACGCACAATCGGTGCAAACAGTTGTGGAGTAATATTGTTCCGTCGATACACCGCGACTTGCCGAAACGGCGATATCGACACGTCAAAGATATTTATAACACTATAATCCTGCTCCTGCCCCTGCGACACATCGACCATGGCCACATAGATGTGCGAGGGGTTCCCCTTCTCATCTGCGCGAATCGGCTGCGCATAGATTTTGAGGTCACCCCGAATATCGGTCGGCGTCATAAATGACATGGACGCGAGCTTGTGCCCTGGGATAAGTGTATTCGCGCTGCCCTGGAACGAGCATTCGAATTCCTGTTCCCAGGCTTGTTCGCTGCCAAGGTTCTTCCGCATTTCCTCGGCCCACTCGTCGTCGCGCCCAGGCACATCGCGCCAGGTGAAACCGATGGGGAAATAGGAGTTGCGTTTCTCTTGTGCGTCGTTCCAGATTTTGTAGAAGAGGTTGTATCCGTTTGGTGTGCTGACGATGAATAGCTTGGTGGTTTTACCCGAGGATATCGTAGGGAACACCGAGGTCATAAAATCGCCAGCAATATTCTCTGGCACAAACGCAAACTCGTCAAGGAACAGAATGTTGAAGGTGTCGCCACGAATGGCGGTGGCATTTGTACTCTCCGCACGAACGCGGGAGTTGTTCGCCAGCATGATGAGCTTCTGGTCCCACTTGAGAATCCCTTGCTTCAGAAAGTTCGGCAGGAGTTCGTAGGACTGCTTCAGCCGACGTAGCAGTTCGATGGCGGTGGATTCTTTGTTCGCGAGAACACCGACGCTGACATCGGTGCGAAAGAGAATATACCAGAGGAAGTAGCCGCAGACAACAACGGTCGACTTGCCGGACTGACGCGAGAGTTTACAGATGACGAAGCGGTTGTCCTCAAACGCTTTGATAATCTCTCGTTGGAAGGGCCACATCGCAAACGGCACGATGCCGTGATCGACGTGGACAATCTTTACATAGCTGTTGATGAAGTAATAGACATCCTCCGAACACTTCACATACTCTTTAAGTTCTTTGTCGGTAAGCGAGACTTCGGCATTCGGAAGTGGGAGATTAGGATTGCCGTTATAGCCTGCATCGGAATCAAATGAATTCTTGGGCATTTATTCTTCACTAATATCTATGACCTTCGGTTCACCCTTCGACAGCGTGCGTAGTTCACGCAACAAGTCGGACGCGCGCCCCACAAATA